TTATGTCTCGCTTGTAACTTTTCTATAGTAGGGAAAGAATCAAATATTTCTTCTGGAGTCATTTTAGTTTTTTTTATTATATTCTTTATATATTGATATTTAGTAGGATCCAATAACCATTCGGTATAAATTTCAAAAGGCGTTAGTGGACTAAGATTTGTTGCATATTGATAAACCATCTTACAGGCTTCATAGGACACTAAATTAGTACCCATGGTGTCCCAAGCCTGGCCTATAGACTTAAGAATACTACCTAAAACCCCTTCTTCTTCTGATACAGCACAAAGCCTAACTAAAGACTCGAGATAGGGCTTAAAAGGTAATATGGGGGCGTTGTCTTCACTCAAAAAATTATTTATAAAATATCTTTTTAAAAATTTAGGTCCTTGGTATATGAAAGTACCAGTATTGTGATTAACAATACTGACAAACCTATCATACTCTTTATAATCTCTCAATTCCATACCAAAAAACTCTTTTAAAAAGACAGCAAAAGAATTAGCTCCAAATAATCCTCGTAAAACTTTTGGACAACACCAAATATGATCATCCCCATACACAATAATAGCTATAAATCCATGTATTAAGCAACGATGTATGTATGGAGCTGCATGAGGGTAACGATTCTTGACATATTCACAATAGACAAAAAAAATAAAAGCCATTATCCAAGAATCGCCATGAGATGTCTCTTTTCCTCCTGAGTACATCACTCCTCTAATAAGACGCCAGATAGTTCCTGGCTGCAATGTAATCTTATTAGTAACATGGTACATAAGCAATAAATATAACCGCTTCAAAAGCCGGCGCTGCTCTGAGTTCATTCCTCGCCAGTTATAATACCTGGCTCCTGCAGCCAAATACAAATACAACTGCCAATCTGTAATATGTTTATCCAACCCAGTTATATCACCGTCTACCCAAAATAAATCAGGATTATCATAATTCATATACTTTGCTATCTGGTACCATCCCCCATGCCATGCAGTACATCCTATCGCTATTAAAGCGCCCCTCTCTATTAGCATTCGATCTTTATGCAACAGCTCAGCTAAGAGAGTGAGAGTCAAACTCGGGATAAAAAATTCCCGTGCTCTCTGTATCGAAAAAATTAAATCTGAATATTTTTTTTCATATAATAATCTAATTTCTTGTTTCCATTTAGTAATATTTAAAGGTAAAAAATTCTCAATTATCTCCTGAATCTCCTCTTCAGTAGCCAACTTTCCTATAATATTATGTAGTTCTCTCGCCGCAGCCTCAAATAAATGTATTTTTTTTCCTGAATTGGAAATGCTAATTCGTATATCGGGACCATAAGCATTTGCCAACGGAGTATTTAATATACCTCCTGAAGTGCCAAATTTTACCATTCCTACAGTCATTCTAGGACTATAGCGAAACTTAAAAGTGTTGTAATATTGCTTAGTATGCAACGCCTCAAACAAACTATTTAAAGCTGGCGTAACAAATTTAGAAACTTTACTAAACACTGGGCCTCTTTGTGCAGCATCAAAGGAAAACTCTTTAAGCAACCTTATTTGCTTAGGTATGCTAATATCATTAGTAGAATAATAATAAAGAGGAAATGGACCATTTATTGTAGGAACTTTTTGAGTGAGTATATAATTAACTGAAGTTCTTCTTCTACATAAGGATTCCAAACCTCCCATAACTTTATTATTTCGAAGAGATAAATGCTCCTCCACCACCCTATCGACTAATTTCGAGACATCCGGAACTAACGAGTCTAACTTAACGTTTGACGGACGCAACTCATTTTTATGATTAGTAATCGGTCTCAAAGGAATTTGAGATGGAGGTGTATAATATTCTTTATACCAATGATAATACATTTCTTGATGTTGAGGGTGCTCATTAATAATTGGTTGACCCTCAACCATTTTAAGAGAATAACGAGACACGTAGTGCGAATAAATATGAGCATACATAGATTCCAAACTATCAAAATCTTTCTTACATACGCTCAGATCTCTCACACCAGGAACTGTACATTGTACAAGTATCTTACATTCTTCTCGATGAGTCTCACATTGTTGATATGAAAACTTCATTCTTCTTGCTGGGCGATAAAACAAATAATTAGTAACAATTCGTCGAGGAAAGTCAATCTTAACTAAATAAAGTATGAATAAGGATATAGATGAAAATCGTGTTTTACTATAGGTAACTAACTCCAGATTGATACCAGAATGTACTTATTTT